CTTGACGCTATGAAAGATAGATTAGAGTTTCCTGAACTAAGAAGAGTTGCAAAAGAGCAATATGATTACTGGCAACCAGAAACTGTCTTGGTTGAGGCAAAAGCATCAGGACTACCACTAACTTATGAACTTAGAGCTATGGGTATACCTGTAGTCAACTTCACGCCATCAAAAGGAAATGATAAGCATACTAGAGTTAATTCAGTTGCACCATTATTTGAAAGTGGTATGATATGGGCTCCAACAGATAAAAAGTTTGCACAAGAAGTAATAGAAGAATGCGCTGCTTTTCCGTATGGAGAGCATGATGACTTGGTGGATTCTACCACTCAAGCTATTATGAGATTTAGACAAGGGGGTTTGGTTACTCATCCTGAAGATTATCAAGATGAAAAACTGCCTCCAAAGAAATATAGTTACTATTGGTAATATGGGAAAAAAACTAACAACAGGCGCACCACCAAAACGAGGACCTAATCCACAGGGGTTGAATATTAAAAATAAAAAGGTTAAGGTCGTGCGATTGGAGAAAAAAAATGGCAGACGTAGATAAGGCTCTTCCTAACGTAGAGCAAACCATAAATATACCTAGCGAAGAGGATATTAATATTGAACTAGAGGAACAGCAAAAAGATCCTCAAGCTCCTGTTGATGTTCAAACCAATGACGATGGTAGTGTCGATGTTAACTTCGATCCATCACAAGTAAACCCTGGTCAAGACGAAGGACACTTTGCAAACTTAGCAGAGTTATTACCTGACAATGTTCTTGCACCTATCGGTTCAGAGTTGTCTGCAAATTATCATGATTATAAATCTTCAAGAGCAGAATGGGAAAAAGCATATACATCAGGATTAGATTTATTAGGTTTCAAATACGAAAATAAAACAGAACCATTCAAAGGTGCCTCTGGTGCCACGCATCCTGTTTTAGCAGAAGCAGTTACAGCATTTCAATCATTAGCTTATAAAGAATTATTACCTGCAGGTGGACCTGTACGTACACAAATCGTTGGACAAATTTCAGCTGAACGAGAGCAACAGGCGGCAAGGGTCAAGGACTTCATGAACTATCAGATTATGGATCAGATGACAGAGTATGAAGCTGAGTTTGATCAAATGTTATTTTACTTACCACTATCAGGATCTGCATTTAAAAAAGTTTACTACGATGAAATTATGCAAAGAGCAGTTTCAAAATTTGTACCCGCTGATGATTTAGTTGTGCCTTACACAGCAACATCATTAGATGATGCAGAATCAATTATTCATGTTGTTAAAATATCAGAGAACGAATTACGTAAACAACAAGTTGGAGGATTCTATAGAGACTTAGAATTAAATCCATCTTACATGAACGAATCAGAATCAGACAAAAAAGAGAGAGAACTTGACGGTACAAGAAAAGGTAAAGATGAGAGAATATTTACTTTACTTGAGTGTCACGTGAACTTAGACATTGATGGATTCAATGACTCTGATGCTGAAGGTCTAGCAACTGGAATTAAACTTCCTTACATTGTTACAATAGAAGAAGGATCAAAAGAAGTATTATCGATTAGAAGAAACTATGAGATAGGTGATCCTCAAAAAAATAAAATTAACTACTTCGTACATTTTAAATTTTTACCTGGACTTGGTTTTTATGGTTTTGGATTAATTCACATGATTGGTGGATTATCTAGAACTGCAACATCAGCCCTAAGATCTTTACTTGACGCAGGAACCTTGTCGAACTTACCTGCTGGATTTAAAATGCGTGGTATAAAAATGAGAGATGAAGCACAAGCCATTCAACCTGGAGAGTTTAGAGATGTAGATGCTCCTGGTGGAAACTTACGAGATGCTTTCATGACTCTTCCTTTCAAAGAACCATCGCAAACATTATTATCACTTATGGGTGTCGTGGTACAAGCAGGTCAGAGATTTGCTTCAATAGCAGATCTGCAAGTAGGGGATGGGAATCAGCAAGCAGCAGTGGGCACGACAGTTGCTATGCTTGAACGAGGCAGCAGAACAATGTCTGCTATTCATAAAAGATTATATGCCTCGATGAAAAAAGAATTTAGTTTATTAGGAAGAGTTTTCAAATTATATCTACCTCCAATCTACCCCTACGATGTCATCGGAGGACAGAGGCAAATAAAACAATTAGACTTTGATGACCGAGTAGATATATTGCCAGTTGCAGATCCAAACATTTTTTCCCAAACACAGCGAATTTCCCTCGCTCAAACGGAAATGCAATTGGCTGCCTCTAATCCGGCTATTCATAATCAGTATGAAGTATACAGAAACATGTATGAAGCGTTGGGTGTAAAAGATATTGATTTAATTTTAATAAAACCACAACCACCAACACCAAAAGATCCAGCGTTAGAACACATTGATGCTTTAGGAGGCAAACCTTTCCAAGCTTTTCCTGGTCAAGATCATCAATCTCATATTACAGCTCACTTATCTTTTATGCAAACTAACATGGTTAAGAATGCACCTGTTGTTGGAGCTGCAATACAGAAAAATATTTTAGAGCACATCAGTTTAATGTCACAAGAACAGATAGAATTAGAATTTAAAAACGAGTTACCACAATTAGCACAGATGATGCAGATGTCTCAACAAAATCCACAGATGCAACAACAAGCTATGGCTATGCAACAACGTATAGAGGCAAGAAAAGCAGAGCTAGTTGCTGAAATGATGGAAGAATACATGAAGGAAGAAACAAAAATTACTTCTAAATTTGGAAATGACCCTATTGCAATGTTAAGAGCAAGAGAACTAGACCTACAAGCACAAGAAAACTCTAGAAAACAACAAGAAGGTGAAGAGAGAATTAACCTTGATCGTATGAAAGCAATGATGAACAAGGATACTCAAGAAGAAAAACTAGAACAGAACGAAAAATTAGCAAATTTACGTTCTGACACCTCTATTGAAAAAACAATTCTATCTAATGAACTAAAAAAGGACAATTAATGATTGATAAAAAAGAAAAAAACACTTTAAAGAAGCATAAAAAACATCATACGGCAAAACACATGGCATCAATGAAAAAAAATATGAAAAAAAACATGAGTTTTAGTAAATCACATAAAAAAGCGATGCAAAAGGTAGGTAGATAATGGCTTGGTTTAGTTTAGCAAAGATTGCATTACAAGCTGGCGGAAAAATTTACGCTAATAAACAAAGAACTAAGATGGCTATGTCTGATGCACAATTAATGCACGCAGAAAAGATGGCTAGAGGGGAAGAAGCTTACCAAGGTAAATTATTAGAGGCAAGACAGAACGATTACAAAGATGAATTTGTCCTTGTAATAATTTCAGCACCGATTATAGTGCTTATGTGGGCTGTAATGTCGGATGATCCGGCAGCAATGGATAAAGTAAAATTATTCTTCGAATATTTTCAAACTTTGCCTAAATGGTTTACAAATTTATGGATACTTGTAGTTGCAAGTATTTTTGGGATAAAAGGAACACAAATATTTAAAGGAGGCAAAAAATAATGGATAAAAAAATACCAAAAGACGAAAAAGGTTTTAATAAACTACCTGAAAAGATTCAAGAACAAATCAGTCCTAAACTTGCGAGAAAGTTTAAAATGGACGGAGGAATGATTGATAAAAGATCACCTTTTATGGGTGGTGGTATAGCTTATGCTGGTGGTGGAAGAGCTATGAAGAAAAAAAATAAAAAAATTTAATGGCTAAACTTTGTCCAAAAGGAAAAGCAGCAGCTAAAAGAAAATTTAAAGTATATCCTAGTGCTTATGCAAACATGTATGCATCAGGTGTATGCTCTGGTAAAATTACACCAGGTGGAAAAAAAGGTAGTCGTAAGAAAGCTGCTAGTGGTGGCTTCATGGCTAAAAGAATGAACCGTTATGGCTAAAAAAGGATTAAGATCCTGGGTTAAAGAAAACTGGGTTGACATTGCAAATAAAAAATCAGATGGCTCTTATCCTAAATGTGGTAGAAGCGGTGGAGAAAAAAGAAAAAATTACCCAAAGTGTGTACCCATAGCAAAAGCTAGAGGAATGAGTAAAGGTCAAAGAGCTAGTGCTGTAAAAAGAAAACAACAAGCATCAAATGCAGGACCAAAACCAAGTAATGTTGCAACATATGCAAAAAGAAAAAAAGTTGGTCTAGGAGGATTAGTATGAGAACAGATTATGTAACTAGAGATAGTTTTGCAAAAGGAACTAACCCACCGAGAACAAAAAAATATTTCAGATCTACAAAATCTGGAGCAGGGATGACTAAAGCTGGGGTCGCCCGATACAGAAGAGATAATCCCGGTTCAAAACTAAAAACAGCCGTGACTGGAAAAGTGAAGCCAGGATCAAAAGCTGCTAATCGCAGAAAGTCGTACTGCGCTAGATCACTAGGACAATTAAAAAGATCATCAGCAGAAACTCGTAACGATCCAAACTCAAGAATCCGTCAGGCTAGAAGGAGATGGAAATGTTAAATGACAAAAAGAAAAAAATTAAAAAAGTAATAAAAGGTTTGAAAAAAGCTTCTAAATTACATGCAGGTCAAGCTAAAACATTAAAAGGACTTGTTGGTATATCCAAAAAAAACAAAATTAATTAGGAAAGGAAAGAAAATGAGAAATGCAATAATACAAGCACTAGAAGATAAATACGAAGCAGAAATATCCGCAGCAGATGCGATTGTAAAAATATACCTTACTAATTCAGTAGGAATTGGTGAACATCCACAACATATAGAAGAAATAGACAAACAATTAGAAAAAATTTCTAATGCAGAAGAAAAGTTAGATGCTTTAGATTCTTTTAGAATACCTAAAGAGGAAGAGGAAGAATAATATGATGGACGGACTAGAAATAGTATCAAAAATGCAAAAACTTATAAAAGATAGACTTCAATCTGTTGGGGATACAATGATAACAGGTGGGGTTGACAATATGGAAAAATATCAATATATGTTAGGGCAAGCGAGAACTTATCAATATTTATTACAGGAAATCTCTAACCTGCTAGAACATAAGGAGCAAAAAGATGAGCAAGGAAATGTTATCGACATCAAAGGAAATTCCAAAACATAAAAACGCTTTGGAAGAAAAATACAAGACGGCTACAAAACTTACAGAAGAAAAAGAACCTTTAAATCCAAAAACGATTGAAGAACAAAGATCCCAGTTGCCAGAACCAAGTGGCTGGAGACTTTTAGTTTTACCTTTCACACCGAAAGAGAAAACCAAAGGTGGTATTATCATAGCGCAAGAATCATTAGAAAAATTACGTATAGCCACGAACTGTGGTTATGTAATCAAAGTAGGACCGTTGGCCTACCATGACAAAGAAAAATTTCCAACAGGACCGTGGTGCAAAAAAGGTGAGTGGGTTATTTTTGCAAGATACGCAGGATCAAGATTACCCATCGAAGGCGGAGAAGTTCGTTTATTAAATGATGACGAAGTTTTAGGAACCATAGAAAATCCTGAATCCGTACTTCATAACATATAACCATAAGGAGAAACTATGCCAGAAACTAGAAAATATGAAACAAATGAGATGGTAAACATTGACGATACAGGACCTGAAGTTGATGTAACATTACCAGAAGAAAAAAAAGACGAGGTAAAAGATGAACAAGTTATTGACCCTAATCTACCTATTGTTGAAGAAGTTAAAACAGAAGAATCTAAACCCGAACAAAAAACAGAAGAACCTGTTAAAGAAGAAAAAGAAGTCAAGGTTCAAGAAGATAAAAGTCCTGAAGATAAAAAAGAATTAGAAGAGTATAGCGATGGAGTTAAGAAAAGAATTGCTAAGCTTACTAAAAAAATGCGTGAAGCAGAAAGACAAAAAGAAGCTGCTTTAGAATACGCAAAGGGAATTAAAGCCGAAGCAGATAAAACAAAAAGTAAATTATCTACTATGGAGCCAGGCTATATGATTGCTATGGAAGGCAGAGTTAAATCTGGTTTACAAGCAGCATCAGCAAAACTTACTGCAGCAAGAGAAGCTGGAGATATTCCAGCTGAAGTAGAAGCTCAAAAAGATATTGCTAGATTGGGTTTAGAAGAAGCAAGAGTAGAAATGATGAAGAAAAGAGTTGCTACTGAAAGTAAACAAAAACCAGTAGAACAACCAACTCTTAATCAAGCTATTGCTCCTAAAACTATTGCAACTGATCCTAAAGCTGAAGAATGGGCTGTAAAGAACGAATGGTTTGGTAAAGACAGTGCTATGACATATACAGCATTTGATTTACATAAAAAACTTACAGAAGAAGAAGGTATGGACGCTTCTACTGATGAATATTATGAAGAAATAGATAAAAGAATACGTATTGACTTTCCTCATAAATTTGATAAACAAGAGGTTAAGGTTACGACTAAACCTACACAACAAGTTGCTTCAGCGAAGCGAAGTGTAAATCCAAGTCGCAAAACTGTGAGGCTCACACCATCACAAGTAACAATCGCTAAAAAATTAGGTGTGCCATTAGAAGAGTATGCG